TACTTCGATTCACCCCGATGAAACAGTTACGCTATACCAAAGTGCAGGACAAAAAAACGTTAAAGGAAAAATTAAAGCGGTATATGCGGAGCCACAAACGATTAAAGCGAACTTTCAACCGCTTGATTCTGATGCTTTAAAACATGCAGAAGTGTTCGGACAAACGCCAATATCAGAGCAGGTTTTCTTGTATTCCGAAAATCCCGTGCCAATAGCAGGACAACAACGCTTGCCGATTATTCGTACAGGCGATTTTTTGTTTCGTGATAACGGAACATATTGGTTAATAACTGCTGTAATGGAAGATTGGACATGGGACGGATGGTGTAAGGTGGGCGTTCATATACAGACTACACCGCCGGATTTTTCCGCAAGTGATTGGTATGAGGGATAGGAATGGACTTATTAGAAGCTGTAAATGATTATATATTGCAATATACGGATGTAGTGCAGGATAACCTTTACAGAGGGTATCAAAACCGAGCCACTTTGCCGCAGACGGACGATTACACGATGTATTACATGGATTCTTTTCGCCGTGTGGGAACAAATGTAGATACGTTTACTGAAGCGGAAGAAGTTAATATTAATACCTTGCACGAAAAGATTGTCAATGTTGATTTTTGCAGTAACGAACAGGAAGTTGCAGAAAATCATGCCAAAAATCTTGCGGTATTGGGGCGGTCTTATTTATCGTGTGATTTTTTTAAAGAATTAGGATTTAACTTTAATTTTGCGGATGATATGCAATATTTACCATTCGTTGACGAAAACGAACAGTGGGTGCATAGATACCGCATTGTATTACATCTTACGGAATGGGACAACCTAACATTACCACAACCAAATACAAATAACGTAGAGGTAAAAGTGGTTAATGTCGATGTTGCCTATCCTCCGCAATAAAGAAAGGAGAATAACGGAATGGCTATTCCTGCAAGACAAATTGTAGATGTTACGCCACGGGTAATTAATGCTGGCGTACCCGACCTTGCAATGAGTGGTCTGTTGCTGACCAAGAACGCCTTGTGCATCTATCCCGATATGAGCTTTTCTTCCGCTACTGCGGTAGGTGCTTATTTTGGATATGATTCTGACGAATACAAGGCGGCATTGAAATATTTCATGGGTTATGATAATGCCTTTAAACGCCCCGATACGCTTAAATTTGCAAGGCGTATTGATGTAGATGTAGCTGGTGAATTAATCGGTGGTTCTGCGGCTAAATTGAGCGATTTAAAGGCTATTACCGCAGGCAGTTTCAGTATTGACGTTGACGGAACTACTGTTAACGTAACGGGGTTGGATTTATCTTCTGTAACTACACAGAGTGAGGTTGCTACCGCTTTACAGGCAAAAATTACAGGTACTACTGTAACGTATAACAGCAATCTGAATGCGTTTATTGTGGTATCTGCTACAACTGGCGAAAATTCCAGTGTAAGCGTGGCAACGGGAATAAGTGCGGATGCGTTAGGGCTTTCCTCTGTTACGGGTGCGGTGGCACAGGCAGGCATGGTAGCAATGAGCGAAGATGCCAATATGACGGCGATTGCAAGGGCAGACGGTAATTGGGTATCGTTTACCACGTTGTACAGTGCTGGCAATGATGAAGTTATCGCATTGGCAGAATGGACGAATAATCAGAAAGTCGAATATGCTTATTTCCCCTATACGGATTCACAGGGAAATACTGTACCGAGCAATCAGAACAACTTGCCGAACGTGCTAAAAAATGCCGATTATGAGGGTACTGTCCTGCTGTTTGGTGTTGTTGACCATGCCGTAGCGGCTATGAGCATTTGGGCGTCGGTGGATTGGAACAGATATAACGGCTTGCCGACTATGGCTTTTCGTAGCCAAAACGGATTAGCGGCTTCCGTGACCGATGAAACTGTTGCGGAAAATCTGTTATCCATGAACGTAAACTATTATGGCAGATATGCAAGCCGTGTGGAAGATTTCACGTTTTTCTATAACGGCAAACTGACAGGCGGCGACTTCGGGTTTATTGATGCCTATATCGGTAATATTTGGTTGCGGAATGCCTTGCAGAATGCTATCTTGAACGGCTTACAGCAGGTAGCACGGACTCCGTATACTGATGCAGGATATAATCAGATTCGGGCATGGTGTTTAGACCCGATTAATCGTGGTTTGAATAATGGCGTAATTCAGGCTGGGTTGAATCTGTCCGAAGCACAGAAAGCACAGTTATATAACGAGATTGGACAAGATGTTTCCGAACAGATTTATACCGATGGTTACTTCCTGTTGGTGGAAGACCCCGGCGCACAGGCAAGGGTAGAACGTGAAACCCCTGTTTGCGGATTGTGGTACACATATGGCGGTGCGGTTCAGAAGATTGAATTGCCCGCAACGGTAATTCTGTAAAGGCAGGTGAGAATAGATGAACGATATTACTTCTGCTAATCTTGCGGCATATATGACTGTTCGAGAATTATTTCCCGCTGGTTTTCCTTTACAGCAGTTTAGTATGGGAAACGCCATTGCACAGGGCGATGATACCTACGCAGAAACCCGAATGAGTGTAGATGGACAGATGGTGGCTGGCTATACTCCGTCTATTAAAACGCTTACTATTGTGCTTGAGCCGTCCTCTCCGACTATTACATTCTTTAATACGTTAATTAAAGCGGAAGCGGCTAATAAGCGTAAATACTGGGTGGATATTGCGGTTACTTATCCAAGTACGGGCATGATTCGGCAATATACCAAGGGCGTATTAAAAACAGGCAAATTGACCCCTGATGCACAGCAGACCTTACAGCCGATTACCTATACGTTTGACTTTGAAAGTGTAAAATAAATTATATGGCGTTTTTACCGCTTGCATAACAAATTGTTCATGCAAGCGGTTTTTAACGCTTAAAATTAATTCTAACAGGAGGTAAAAATGCGAAAAACGGAAATTTTAAAGCTAATTGATGATGGAGCGGAGCGGACTTTTCGTATTACACAAATGCCTGCAACAAAAGCTGAACGATGGGCGAATCGTGCGGCTTTTCTTTTAATGGGTGCGGGAAAAGAATTTAACTCTTTTAAGAAAGACCCTAAAATTGAGGATATTGTCAAAGTTTTTTCCAATATTGATTACGAAAAGGTGGAACCGTTATATAATGAACTTATTGAGTGTTGCACTTACTTACCTGATGGCAATGTAAATGGTGCGGGAATTGGTTGTACACAAGAAACTATCGATGCACAAATTATTGAACCTTTAAACTTATATCGGTTAAGGGTAGCGGTATTAAAGTTAAATTTTGCTTTTTTTACAAGCGTCCTGCAATTCCAAGACCACAAGAACGATACCATTACATTCAAGAAAACTATCCACAAGTAATGCCGTTAACCGCATTGGTCGTAGCAAAACAATATGCTACGTTGTATGAATTGCAGACAATATATAGCTATGAGGATTTAATGGATTTTTACGAAATTATCAGCGTAAATTCCATAAACGAAGATAGGATGTATGAGGAAATAAAGCAAGATGGGCGACGTAATTGAGAAATTTTTTATCTCTATTGGCGTAGATGCAAAAGACTTAAAAAGAGATATAGAAAATGCCGTTAAATCTGCCGCCGATGCCATGAAAAAAAAGTTAAGCAGTGTTTTTAATGCAGATGCGGCAATGGCGGCAAAAAGCATTGCACTTATCGCAGTGGCATTAGGTGGTTTTGTAAGAAGCACTTATGAAGAAATTATAAATCTTAACAAGTTAGCTGAATCGTTGGGAACAACTACCGAACGCTTACAGATGTGGCAAGGTGCGGCGGAAGATGCGGGCGTGGCTACTAAAGAGGTTGGTGACGTTTGGCAACGCATGAATACCATGATAGCCGAAGCATCTACTAATGGAAAAGGTACGTTGGCAAATTTTGTTAATAGTGGAATTTTACCAAGCCTTACAACTGTTGACGGAAAGATAAAAGATACCGAAAGTTATATGTTGGAATTGGCAGACGCCTTTGCGAACATGGACAAACAAACCGCTACACTGGTTGGCGGCAAGTTGGGTATTAAGGGCGATTTTTTAGATTTTTTGTCACAAGGCAGTGGGTCAATAAATCAGCAATTAGGACACATTAAACAACTAGGCGTCTACACCAAAGAAGATGTAAAAATAGCAAAAGAATTTGAAAAATCTTTAAAAGATTTACGCAAGGCTTTTAATGATATTGTCCGTTCTTTAAAAACTGCATTGATGCCCGTTTTTAGGACGATTGTTCCATTGCTTACGCAGGTTGCAAGAGGAGTAGAATACTTAACAAAACATATGCGTATTTTTATTCCAGCGGCATTGGCGGTTGCGGGAGTAATTGCCAAGTCCTTAATTCCCGGATTTTTAAAGTTGGGTGGTACGGCGCTCGAATGGCTAAAAAGTCCTGCATTCTTAAAGTTGGCACTTATTGTTGGTGTACTCGTAGCTATCGGTCTTGCCATAGAAGATATTATGGTATGGATGGAGGGCGGAGAATCCGTAATTGGTGATTATTTAGGTTCGTGGGAAGAGTTTGGGCCAAAAGTCCAAAAGGGGGTTCAGGACGCCTTGCAATGGATAGCTGATTTTGTAACCGCTATCCAAGATTTTATTCAGCCAATATTTGATTTCTTTAACGATTTTATTGCTCAAATTGAAGCCGTTGGTAATGCGTTTATGGAGTTGGGAGATATAGCGTCTACCGCCGCAGAAAACGCAAAAAATGGAATTTATGATAACTTTATCTCCCCGGTTATAGAATGGTTTGATGATTTGATGAATAAAATTCGAAACTTCTTCAGCTTTTTGGGAACGATTGGCAGTACCATTGCAGGCATCGGGTCAAGTGTGGGTGGATTACTTGTGAGAGGAAATGCAGGGAACATTGATAACTCCAACCGCAATACAAGTGTGGTACAGAATAATACATTCAACGGAGTTACGGGTGCTACGGATGCGGCAAACAGGCTAATGGGGAACAATCCCGTTCCTGCGGCAAACACTGCTTATTGAGGTGGATAGATGGCTAACTTGATGCAATGGGGGATTGGCGTTTATTCGCTGTTATCCAACAATAAAAAAGCAACAGAAATATGGGATTTTCGGGACAAGCAAGGCACGTCTGTTTTTGGGAATGTCAAAGTCATGGATATTGGTGTAGAAGAAAACGGAAGTACAGTTTCACA